CATAGTGCTGATGCGATTTCGAAACGACGTCGGCATTACTGATGAATCGGATCAAGCCATCGTGCATGGATGCAGGAATGCAGCGCGTAATCTCGGTCTTTGCCTTGTCTACGTCGCTCTTCCATGTAGGCTGCTTTTGCTCGGTCCGGTACTTTAGCGGCTTCATCCGCGAGACTTGGATGATCTCGCGTGCCGTGATGCCTTTCTGAAACCCGACGAATTCCTTTTGTGCCTGCGCTACGTTCCGACGGTATTCGGAGAGAAGTGCATGCGGTGACACCCCTTTCTGGATGGCTCGCGCTAACAGCGCTCCGTTAGAAGTGTCGTTCAGGTCTCGGACTAGGTTTGCTGCTTCGGCGGAATGTGCATGCTCCATCCGAATGTCGGCCGCTTCCTTGATATGGCCCGCCAGTTTCAGGGACGGGCCGAGGCGATGTTTTACCTCTGCCATACGGGTTTCCCTTCATCGTCGATGAGATCGGCGCGGGTCTCGAAGCCGATGCGTCGCTTGATCTCGAACAAGGCTTCATCGGACGGGAACCAATAGCGGCCGCTATGTACCGGGTTGTCTACGCGGTCCGTATCAGTGATGGCGCAGACTACGAGATATTCATCACGCCGGCCATAGACGCGCTCGCTCACTAGGGTAGCGTCCAGTTTTTCGTCGGGCTTGATCTCATACAGGATCCCCGAGTTTTCAAACGGCTTGAAGTTCCATTTCCAGCGTCGGATTTCGTACCAAAAGATTGCGGCGTTACTCATATCGTGATGATCATCGGTTGATTTTTCATGTCCTGCACCTGATCCAGCAGCGACAGAGTGATATCCACCTGATCGCTATTGATGGCTTGCAGGCAGGTTGCGAGCGCGGCCATTTGCAGGTTAGTGATGGCGTCAGATACTCGATATCTAGCGCCGTTTGCGTCAACACCGTCACGCTCGATACCGCTTTCGGGGTTGGCGCGCATGGCCCGTTCCTGAACGATCAGACGGCTACTTTTGCCGTCTATTGCAACCCCGGTTTTCAGCAGGTAGTACGCTTTGATGGCGTTCAGGATGTTCTCTTCCCCGAATTTGGCGTCACGGTCAACGGTCACGTCATTGCTGACAACCATTGCCCCGTCCCTGCGTTCTCGGCGGTATTCGGAATCGACGGCAATCACCAATACGCCGCTCTTGTTATCGTAGGCTGAAAAGAGTGTGGCCGGCTTTCCAGCGAATCCTACGATGGTTGCTTGTATTTGTCTCACGGAACCAATTTCTCCCCGACGATTGCATGACGCACATGCTCGCGTTCATGGAAGCCATCATAACGGACCTCGCGCACGGTCGGGAACCCGTAGGGGGTAACACCCTTCCCAACAGGTGAAGCCTCGAAGAGCGGGACCGTGCAATGCAAGGTAAGGTCACTCGCCAATAGCGTTAGGTTATCGGCCTCGCTCGGGATATTCAGGAACGGTACGGACGTGTTTTCAATCTGGCACGGCCAGAGTGTTTCCGTCTGGGCGAATTCATAGACCGCCTTAAAGCGCCGCCTGTCCCCCTGATCTACGAACGCTTGGAATTGCGCCGCGATGCTACGCGCTGACGGTTCGTCATGGGAAATGATGACAATCTGCACGCGCATATCCAAGCCAATAGTGCGAAGCTTGAAGATGCGCTTGAGCGGATCATCAGGGATTTGCACAAACTCGGCGTCAGATAGCGGGCGCCCGTACTCGCGCTCATAGGCTGGCGAATCCTTTGCGAATGCAACGATGATTGCCGGGAATTGATGGTTTTTTGATGGTCCGCGAGTAGACCCGTTCTCGGATTCCTGAACGTTCTTTATCCAAGAGTTGACCATGCTTTCGGCAGCGTCAACCATCTTGCCGGGCGCGATGCCGATGCTCTTCTCAAGCCCTCGGGCACAGAATTCCTGCATGGGTTTCGTGGTCGGAACAAGGGAAGCGTAGAAGTCTCCCATGAACCGGCCAAAAGCGTGTTTGACCGGCTCGAACATCAGCGTACTCCCATCAGGCGGCAGATTGAATCGTAGTGCTCTTCCCGAACGTCACGCATGGGCGGATCAAGGCGCATCGTCTTGAAATTCGGCTTGTTCCCGAACGCCGGGCGCCTGAAGGCTTGATCCAGCACCGGCTTTTCAATGCCCTTCTTCGCCAAAAGTCCGATCAGCTCCAGATTCTCGACCTTGGTGGCATCTAAAGCGGCTGCCAGCGCGTCACGTTGCGCGGTCAATTGTGCGAGAACCTCACGGATGGCGCCATCCATTTCCATGCGCTCGGCTTCCACGGCCTCATCCAGTGTCAGCGGCATATCCCCGCCATCCTCGATGCTATCCAGCGTCACGCCCCGGAACGAGTTTTGCAGGAAGTTCGGATTGTGAACGTAGTCAAAGCCCTTCAGCGCCCAGCGTGCGGAATCGATAGCCGATGAGAACCCCCCGACCTTCTCTTCCCAAAGTTTCTGGGCCAGATTGCCGCTATTGGTGTCGAGGAACCGTGCCACGTGCGTAACGTCCCCGTTACTGTCGGCGTGCAGGTATTCCGTGACGAAAGCCGGTTCGATAGGTACGTAGTTCTTTCCCTCTACCGCTGCCTCACCCACCTCCAGCCCGTAGCGGACACGCGGCATATGGCCGAGGTACCCCAGCATCCCGCCAGTGCTGACGGTTTCTTGTGTGGCGGGCGAATTGATGTTAGCTACAAGTTTCGCAACGTTGTAGTTACGGTCCTGCCCGTTGAATTTCCGCCCCCTGTCGCGCAGGTTGTAGCGGATTTTTGGCGTAGTGATCATGATCCATCCTTCAAAAAAGAAAGGGGGCCGTCGCCCCCTGATCATTCTATCGGCCCATGACCTTCTGAAGTAACCCGATACCCCGGATAACCTCATTCAACCGCGACGCGATGCCGCTTTGAATCTTCAGCTCGGCATCACGCCCCTTCTTCCATTGCTCGAACGACATGCCGTTAAAGAAGTCCCCGGCTTCGCTGGCGGTAACGTCCTTGGCTTCCAGCAGTGAGCATCCGGCGTAGAGCGTTAGGGCGTGGATAGTGTCACGTAATGATTTCAATGATTCCCGGGATTGCGACACTGGCAGGAAATCGGGCGACGGGGGGCACCTCATCCCCCCGGCCTTCCTTCTCTTTGGCAGCGATGCAGAGCCCGTCATCGCCTACGCGCAGTGTGAAAATGTGCGGCGACAGGCTGGCGAAAAACTCGCGGTAGGCGGCCTCAAACTCGGATGCCGGCATCTCAAGGTATTTCCGGATTCCCTCGACCATGGCCTTGTCGTCGGTGGCTTCCGTCATGTATGCCAGCATGTAGTAGGTGGCGCCGGGGAGATCGTCGAATTCGGTGCGCATGCGCTCGGCCAGCTCGGCGGTGGCGCCGGAGATGTACTTTCCGGACGGTTCCATGCCCTCGTTCAGGTAGTCGGAGAATCGAGCGTTCGCCCCCACCATGAAATCGGGCTCATCCCCGTTGCAGGCGATGTAGTGGGCGACGGCTAGATAGCGCTCCTGCACGCTCCAATCGTGTGTCTCACCACACCCGCAAGCTCGGAGGAATTCAGAGATTCCGCGCTCGTATTCTTGGATTTGGGCAATCTTGATGCAGGCGCCTAGCGTCAGTTCGTGCATATCGATGTGATGGCGCGGCGTGTGAAATGGTCTCATAGAAAAAAGAAAAGGCCCGTTAGTGGGCCTTGATTGTAAACCTTAAACAAGATCTACGATTCTCTTTACCTCGTAGACTTCATCCTTCGATTGCTTGATGTAGTCCGTCGCATGGGCGAAAGCTTCGTCAATCTCCCACCACTCCAATTCCCGAAGCAATTGCAAGGCCGGAGAAAGATCGTCCAGATTAATCAATGAATGGAAAAAGCGCCCAGTATCATCGCCGCGCAGTTTCATTGCAGCGCCGAGTTCATAAAGAGCGTTCAATTCGCTGAATTCGACCTCCGATAGATCAAAGTACGGAATCGTGATGCTCGTTACTACGTTCCGAAACTCTTCAGGCAGTTTGTCCACGTCATACAAAACTTGAGCGGCTTGATCCCATTTTGTGCCGTCATACACCTTCCAACCATCGGCGGATGTTTCATTGATCCGGTGCAGGTTCTTCTCAACCCAGTCTGGCAGCTCTCGCAGTTGCATTGTCATCTCCAAATCAGAAAGGAATCTCGTCGTCGTCTTTCATAGAGACAGGTATTTCAAGCTTGACGCCACACGCACGCGCATACGTCACGATTGCGGCCTCCGAATCCAGCGAGGCAGTAACGATCAGAACATCCCCATGTTCCGGATGATTGCCGCGCATGTATGGCCATGCTGTCACGTTCAGAAACGCTCGATTCAGACTGTCCGGCTTGACCATCGCGGCGACGCGGTTCCCAGTTTTCAGCTCTTCAAACACGCGCCATTCGCTCAACCCGACCGGGTGATAGTCCGGCAGCTCAAGCGGACTTACATTGCTCCAATAGTACGCGCTCTCCATGCAATCGGCAAGAGCTCGCCCAAAGTACGGATGACGGATGTACGCATAGACCATCTCTTCATACTCTGCGTCGTAGTGGATACGCTGATATCCGTACTCCATCGCTGCCTTCATTTCCTCATCGTTGCCCTTTTTGGTGAAAACCACGATGCGGTCATGATGTGGCTTGAAATGGTTCAGCTCTTCGATGGTCCAGACGTGGGGTATATAGTCCTTGTCGGCCTCGGCCTCGAAAACCGTATTGCCGTCCACCTTCACGGTATACGGCGCTTTGCACTCCATGACGCTTTCCGCATATTCACGCGCCAGTGTTTCAACCGTGCTATAGAGCGAATAGCCTCTCACCTCTCGCAGCGTGTATTCATCGATGAATGGCGCTTCCTCTTTTTTTGCTGCCCCCAGCATGGCACGCAAGATCAGCCCATCATCGATGCTGACGCTCCTGATTCCGTTAGCAGTGTATCCGTCAAATTTGATCATGATGGCCTCAAATGAAATCGCAATAACGGTCCATTCGTTCAATTGCTTCGCGGAAGAACGGTCTATGTCCAAACAGCGTCATGCAGTCATCGTATTGATTTTGCAAGCAAAGCATCCGAACATCTTTCTTTTGGCGGATTTCCTCTAGCTGCCAATCCCGCATCTCACCCCGGTAGACGGCTACAACGCATTCCTGCCGATAGATGCCGTCCATCGCGTAACCGACGGATGAGTAGCTGCGGAACGCCTGATATCCGTCATAGTTCCGCATGATGCTGTCCCAATCAAAGCGAGACATACCTGCATCCTTGGCAGCTATGATGCACGCGGTCAGTTCTGCGGGGTTCATTCGATATTCGAGACGACGGTAAAGAACCATTTGTTTCATGAGGTCCGTACCGATGGTGTACGGAATGTACCCGTCGATGTTTTCGATAGTGTGCTCGACCAAAAAGAAATTGTCGTTTTCGGTGTCAATCAGGTCTTTCAGGGAAATGAATTTCATACGTACTCCACGATCTCGCCAGAATAGTGATTCATCACGGCAAGTTCGCGCTTGCCTCTCGCTGCTTTTGCGAACGACATAGCGTCCACGTAATCCATGCACTTGAAAATGACCTTATCGACTAGCTTAAGGTCGCCCATTTGTTCTGTCGTCCGAACCTCGAAAATGCCGAACTGCTCGCAAGCGTCCGGGTACTCGATGGCCCGGCCCTTGATATCGCGCATCTCGTCGTTCTGATCAAAGATGACGCGATCTCCGTAGAGACTGCAAATCATCTTTTTCTGCCATTTCTTGAATTGATAGTTCATCAATCAGCATTCCATTTGATGACGCCACCGACGCGCAACAGCTCGCATCACGGCCAGTGTCGTGTCAAATTCAAGTTTGTTGGATATGAAAACGGTCAGGTTGATGTCCAGTTTCTGCATCAGCACACGGGAGATTGAGTACGTTGCATCGAATGCCGACGAAAGGTAGCTGATCTGCAAATCGTTCAGATTCGGAATGCACACAACGAAGTGCTCACCGAACGACATGGATTCCAGCTCGCGGGCGATGTACACAGGGTCATCTTTCGGGAAATGAATCAGACTTTCCGGGATAACTGCGTCATTCGCCCCGTCGCGGTCCATCATCAGGATTTGGTTGATTCCATCGAAGACGCAATGATCCGGCATCCAGTCGGAAAAGAACAACCCGTAATCGTTCGTGATCTTGGCATAGCAGGGAAGATCGCTGACACGCCTGTCACTCACGCCATTAACGTCCTTGATGCGAGCATCGTTCTTGACCACAACCGTGCCAAGTTCTTGCAAAAGTTCGTTGATGACGATATCTCCGGTCATGACGGGAACCGGGGTTGAGCACTTCTTCCATTTGATTTTCACCCCGGGAATGGGGTACTCGCCCTTTCCGGTCGAGAAGAGTGCTTCCAGTTCCCGCAGCAAGATGTCGTAATCGTCATCGTCGAGTTCCGCCGATGGATCATCAAACTCAATCGATTCGATGATTTCAGTATCAAAACCCATGTTTCACCTCATTGGTTAGAAAGAATGTCGCAAGTGATCTCGTGTACGTATTCAGCAGCTTGCAGCGGGTTGAGCGTCGGCATATGCCCCTGAACGTATCCGCTCAAGACTTCCTCGAACGTTTCCAGATACTCGCGGCTTTTGTCGTCTCGTAGCCACTTCGATTCAAACATGATGAGTTCCCAGTAGAGTTCACGGCGCCGCATCACGGACTCGTCGTCCCTGTCGTCTGCATCGAACCATCCGGCGAACGGGTTGCCGCCGAGGACAAGGGCAAGCGCCGCGTCAGGGGAAACCATTTGTTTGATCGGCATGGCCGCCAGTTTCTGGCGCGCATCATCGTATTGCGCTTTCGTGATGGGTTGCGTAACGTAGCCGGCCATCTCGGCACGGCTCATCGTGTAGAGAATGGAAACGTTCGTGTAAAGCGGTTTTTGGACAGTGGAACGCATGTTGATGCCTCATTGGAAAGTGAGGACAGTATAGGACCGTCCTCACTGCATGTCAAGCGCGTTGCTTGTGCGCTACTCCTTCAAGTAGCGTTTTGCATACGCTACGGCTTCTTTGGCATATTCCTCTGGCGATTTGTCGAGAAGGTACGGCCCGGATGCTAGACCTTCCAGCCACAACGACACCACCAGCGCCTCGCCGGCCCGCAATCCTTCGTCAGCATTGAGTATGCCGAACGCGATGGATTGGATTTCCAGCCGACGCTTATGGCGGTCTTCGAAATTGACAGGAATCATCTTGGACTCATCGAGGATGCTTCCACCGCCTGTCATGGCGTTTGAGATTTCGATGGCGTCGGTCCAGCGACGATAGTGCAGTCCCTTGACGCGCTCACGCTCACGCTCTGACAGCTCATAGCCGAGGTACCCGGCGAAAAACGGTTCATCGAATCGCTTCAGGAACGCCCCGGTAACGGGAAGGCTTTTGACGGGTTGAAGACGGATAGTCATTTCGGCCCCTGCTTGAAAGTTTCGGCCTCGGCCAGATAGTCCCGCACTTTCTCCATGACAAGGAACGGGTCCATGACGATGCCGGCGTCAGCCATGCCACGCACGTATGAAAGCGCCTCTCTTCTGTAGGGGCTTCGTTCGTATTCCGCATTCACGAACGATTCATAGAGCCACTGCATAGAAGTTATGGTCTTGACGTGCATCTTGTCGCGTCCGTTACGGATCGAATCGCAACGTTTCAACCTTTCCAGCAGCATGAAGTCGCCGGCGAGAAGATAGACATAGCGCGGGGAAAATTTCTTAGTGGGCGCGAAGTCTGCGAGATTCTTGCGCAAATATTCCGCATGTTTCCAAGGGGAAATCGTTCCCCCGGAATACCCGCTAAGGTAGGCAATCCCGTCCCACCGTTCAATCAGCTTGAGAATTTCCGCGCCAGAGATCGCGTAGTGTTTGCATTTCATCGGCAAAACCCCTTTTGTTTCATTTCGTTTCTGACCCACTTTGCGTAGCCGATGGCGTCCTTTGCCATGGCAAGCGGCGTGAGGTCAATCTGCCCCGACCATTTCCAGCCGAATAGATAGTCCGACGCATAGATAGTCAGCTCCGGATCGTGGCACTTCCAGTGGACGTAATCCATGGCAGCGTCATAGAGTTTCCCCATCATGAGGATGGCATACGATTCCTCGCGCCCAGAACGATAGAAAGCGTTCGTTGGCGTGTAGAGCCGCGCCCCGTCGATGCACTGAATCACGTCATCGACATGCAACCGCTTGTTGCTCGGCCAGTGCTGCATATCCTTGTCCATCCAGATAACTTGCAACGGCCTGATGCGGATACCGTCGGTGGAAACAAATCCGGTCAAGTGACGGGAAAGCTCTTCGATCCGGTCGATGTTGCCGGACCGTGCGATCTTGCGAACGTATCCGACCGTCAGCAACGGCAAACATTTCGTAATCATTCTTTAGCCTTCAGATTCATGTAGTCAACAAACCCGCGAGCGTAGGTGATGGCGTTCGCGGCCGCGATGGTCGGGCTCAAGTCAGAGTCTCCGCGCATGCGCCAGCCGGCAAGCCATGCACCGGCCGGGAAAGCGTACTTTGAATACCCCAGCTCTGACGCTTTCCTGTATGCGATCTCTGACAGGGAATCCATCAACCGAATATGCGCATCATCCCGTCCGTAGTATGCGAATCTGGACCGATTCGGCTTTTGCATGACGGTTTGTTGCCATCCAGACAGCAAGCCGGTGTCGATGGTCTTCATCATCAGCAGGATATCGTCGGGCGTCAGCAGGCGGTTATCGGCCAGCATGGCGGCGCGGATTGCAAGCTCGCGCAATTGTTCCGGGCGGATGACACGGCCCGAGTAGCCGGACAACGTGTGTACGCAATCATGCTGCGTTCCCAGTGCGTTCGATTTGTAGGCGCGGACAATGTAGCCGGCCGTGATCGAGCGAGAGTGTTTGATCATTTTTGGTCCTTTGCGAATCGCACGGCAGCGGCGATGACGTGCCGTGCATTGAGAATGGGCCAGCCTCCCCAGACAATCCCCCGGAATGCCTGATAGATCGATTCTGTGACGCTGGCGGAAAGTTTCCCGTATTCCTTGCGGTACTCGGCGGCCAGTGACGCGGCGATGGCGTCCAGCGTGTTTCCGTCGAGTTCCTGAATTTGCGCATCGCCCGTAGAAGCCCCTAGAAGGCCCGCCACGGCTTTTGGCGTCACGGTAGTGTCATCACCTAGGCTAGGCGAATCAACGAAGCTATGGGCCAAATTTTGCGGGTTAGCGTAGGCATACAGGAACGCGGGGTGTGCGTTCCGTACCTGCCGCATCGTGATTGGCGTCATTGGATCGATTCGAGGTAGGCGGAGACCTTCTTCATCGATTCCTTGTCCTCGATATCCGAAAGCCCCGTAATCAGCGTGCGCAGCTCTTGCGACAGGCCGTCCATCTCGCCATCCTCGCAGACAACATCGAGGTCTCGCAGCAGCCAGTTAGCGCGCTCTGGGATGAGTTTCTCCATGACCTCATGAACCGATGCCGTGCGCAGCGGCCAGATATCCGGTTCCTCTTCCTCGATCTTGCGGATCAGCTCGACATCCGCCTTAACGTCCATCCGGTGAGCGACTACGTAGCGCATCCGGTTGTTCTTGGTCCAAGTGAGAATGAATCGCATGATGTTTGCTCTTCGTTGGTGTGTGGGATGTTTGGAAGTATGGGGTTTCAGGTTCCGCGTGTCAAGCGTAATCGGCAGGCGATGCGGGAAAGAGACGGACCGCTGCCGGGACGGGTTGCAGAGACCATCCACCGTCCGCAATGCCGGCGAGATAGTCGCGGGCTTCACGCGATACGTAGTCGCCGCCGACCTGATGGCACCAACACTCGACATACTGGCCGATCATCTCGACCACGATGGCCCGGCGACGGGCGGCAAGGGCGTTCAGGCGCTTGGCATCCTCCGGCCGACTATGACGCACGAACGTCGAGGCGCCGCTAACGGCCACGCTCAAAAGGTCGCCCATCCGCACATAGGATTCACCGCGAAACTTTGCCAGCGCCTCACGGATAGCGGCAATGTCATCGAACCCGCCGAGGAATCCGATCAGGTAGGCGTCGCTCTTCTGGCGAAGCGTCCGGTAAGACATGCAGGCTGGAAGGTAGGAAAGGGACGGCTTATTCATGGTTGGCCTCTCTGGCTTGTGTGGGATGGCTGCATTCTCTCGCCCCCTCCCCAGCCCGTCAACCCGGTGTGCCTCTAGAAACACACGGACGGATGCCGCCACCTGATGAGTGCCATCCGGTCGGGATGCGAGGCACTCACTGTCTCTACCAGAGTAGGGCTCACGCCCTGCGTGCCGTTCCTCTGGCAGACCTCACACGGGCAGCCGCACGCCCCGAAAAATACCGCTCGAATTTTTCGGGATATCTACACCCATCCCGTTAAATACAACCTCAATATTTCCACCCCCTCCCCCCGGGGTGAGCCGACGCACAACCCGAACCACCGCCCGGGACTTTCGGCATTTTTTCCCCGGTTTCACAAACCCCCTATATAGGGGGGTAAGTTGAAAAAACCCTTTTTTTATGAGATCGCTACGAAGAAAAAAAATAGAAATTCGTTTAATGAGATTTAACAATGTCAAAAACTATTTCGCACCCCCCGGAAACCCGCATGAATCCTAGATTTAACAATTCAAATCACACGATAAAAAAATTAGTCATCTTTTTTCAGAAAAGATCTCAACGTGTGGAAAAATGACAAGAACCCCCGTTTCGGGCCTTAATCGAATTTTAAGATTGCGAAACGTGAGAAAAAAATTAGTCATCTATTTTGAAAAATTATTTAAATCTTGTGAGACACACGAGAATCGTTCTCATCTAACACGTTGAGGGAAAAAAGATGACTAATTTCCGGTCTCTTTTCGACACGTTTCGCAACGTTGAATCCACGTTGAATATAAGTACAGTGAACGTTTGACTAACATTGAACTCATCTTCAAAAAAAGATGCTTAATTTTTTTTAACAATTTTGTTAGGGGTCGAACTACCCGAAAGCGGGGTCAAAAAAAGGATGATCAATTTCCAAACGTGTATTTTTGCGCGGCATTTTGCTTCAGGCTCATCGCCCCGTAATGTCTGGGAATCGTCTTGTAATTTAGTATCGTTTACAACGATGCGCCACAATTGCACTTGACAGGATGCGGCGCAGGAACTACCATTCACCCCGTCTCTTTCTATAGGAATAGCACCGTATGTCGTCCCAGTCCGTTGCTTGCATCACGTTCCCCGCTGATGATCCCGGCCCTTACGCTGGCTTTGTTGCCGCATTCGATAGGCTTAAGAAGCAATCGGATAAGGTATCTGTCGAAACGATGGCGGACCCGCAAAGCGGCCTTACTGCCGAGTTTGCGGAGACCCCGGACGGGCGAGGAATGGCAGTCGTGTATAGCGTCCGGACGAAAGAGATAACCTTCAAAATCGGTACGGCATCACTGATCCGCCGGAATCTCACGCAAACCCCAAACCGTCGAGGTAGACCAAAGAAAATGGAAACAACCACCGAAACCACCACCACCGAAGCGCAGGAATACAAAGCCCCCCGCAAGAAACATGACCCGGAATTGGGTAGCTTCCGTGTCGTTAACAAAATGAGTACGGAGGAATTGATCAGGCTTGTCTATTGGCTACGTGACAACGCCATTGCCAAGCTTGTCGATACTAAGAACGTCATCCGGGTTCACGTTGACCTTAAGAACAACCCGTTCGGGTTGCCAAGGCATGTCTCGGGGATCATGACGCTCTATTACTCGCGTCGCGGATGGTCTCTGGCGCGCCCGGGAACCGCCCCGAATCGGCGGCCAGTGGAAGAGTTGCAAATGGACGATATGCCCGCCCATTGGCAGGAAGAAGGCGAGGAAATGAAAGAAGAATTCAAGCGCAAGCGCGGCCGGCCGGCGAAGATGAAGCTCTCCGAGAAAGATCCGTACCTTGTCTCGTTCTATAAAGACTTCCCGGAGTTCTATACGGCTGATGCCCACGACGAAACGGCTAAAGTCGAATGGGAAAAAACGTGCGCGATGCTCAATCTTGACCCGTCTACGTGGATTCCCCCGTCGGTCGTCTACCGTTACTACCGTCTGGATTGACCCATGGACAAGGCGCAGTACCTGCTTTGCCGGGGAAAGGCTGCCGACATTGAAGAAGCGCCAGACGGTTCCTTCCGGTACCGCTGGCGCCTCGACGATGGGCGCGAATTCATGGATGAATTCCGCATCAATGGGTCCGAGAAATCTGCCAAGATGGCCGCCTTCCTCATGCGCGAGTACCCGTTACGTGCGCTCGACCTCGCCCCTATTTACATGCTTGTCTACGCTGCCAACAGGGAAGTGTGGCGCGGCATGGATGGCGCGATCTTGGCTAACAAGGCCATCCCCTCGGCAATCCACGATATCGAGTTTGTTGCAAAACCCGATTGAATTCAATCACTTACGCCATGTATTCATGGCGTGAATATATGGAGAAGTGACAATGACGGACGTTTCAAACACCCTGAACGCTCGCGGCGCACGCTATGGCACGTTCGCCGGGCAGGCCAGCATCTCGCAGACACTGAAAGGGTTCATGCGGCAATCGCCTAACTGGGGCAATCTGGACCCGGACATGGCCGAGGCGCTCGACATGATCCAGCACAAGGTTGCCCGCATCCTCAACGGAGACCCGCGCTATGCCGATAGCTGGCACGACATCGCCGGCTACGCTGCTCTGGTAGATAAGCGCCTGAACGGAGAGAGCGTGTAGCAATACAACAACCGTTTGTCGGTGGGGGTTGCAATCCAGAAATTAGTGTGGTGTAATCATCTCCATCGACAGACAGCGCACAACGCGCTACACACTTCCCACGGAGTAGAACCATGAACACCACGAACAAGCAACAACGCACCGTCCGCCTGACCATGATGCTGATGAAAAATCACTACAGCATCAAGGATGCACAAATCGTCAAAGAAGAAATCCGGCATATCGACTATGGCCACGCTATCGGTGTCGGCCGCGTGACGATTAACCGGGAGATCATGGACAGCTTCGCCGGCGATCTCGAATGCATCGATGGCGCGCATAACTGCGGCTTCTACGAGGACAAAGGGAACACGTACTTTGTCGTCATGAAAGACGCCAAATAATCAACCATCAGCCCGTCGGAAGGCGGGCCACAATCCCACGGAAAGAGTATGAACATCCAGCGACACCATTCAACCGTCCGAATCTTCGACGGAAAGAGCATTCAGGAAGAGCGCAAGTTTCAGAACGAAAACAAAGCATCGCAAGCGTTCGAACGGCTCATGAGTGAAGTTTTCACCGAACATCCGACCATCGTGGCATCCAGCAAGCCCGGGGTAAAGATCATCCGCTACGACAAACTCTGGGGGTTGCTCATCAGTTCCCCCGTTCATCAATCCCTGCATATCGACAACAAATCCCTCGTCTTTGCCGGGTTTCTTCAGTACATCATGGACAAAAACCAATGAATTTCCAAATCGATCCCACTGTCAAAACAAATAACATTTGCGGGAAAATTAAAGACGCTCGCTCGTTCTTCGTTCGTATGGTCCTTAAGCGATACAACGAAGGCTTGTCCATAAAGCAATTGAGCGAAGAATTCGGAGTGTGTGAAGGCACGATCTACGTATCACTCAATCAAGCGGAGAAAGAAACCGGAATCAAGAGACAGGAGCGCGCAAATACAAAAGTGCGAATGAATCAAGATCAGTTAGATATGGCAGCTTACCTGCTTAATCATGGATGGTCGATTCAACAAACAGCCAAAAAAGTAGGAGTCAATTACGCGGCAATCCAGAACAGAACTAAGACAGGTTCTTTGCCTCAATCAAGAAATTCCAGCACGATTTTCAAAAGCAAAGAATTGGCTATCAAAAAATTGGAAGAGCGCATCAGTCGCATGGAAAGGATGGCGAAGAATGGACTTTTCTGATCTTGCTAACAAAGTCATCGATGCCGTTAACAAGCGCCGCGAATCTGGTATGACGCTAGAACAGGCGCTTGAGGGCACCGGGATCGGGCGCGAAGCTTATTACAACGCAATGCGCAACCCAAACGGAAAGCACCGCAAACTGGAAAGCATCTTAAAGCTTCAATACATCGACCGTTGTTACACCCAGCAAGGAATAAGCGTAGATGAAATCTCACGCATAGTCGGTGTGAAAGTAGAGCAAATTAACAAATATTTGCAAAAACTTGGCATCAAGCCTAAGCCCAAGACACGCAAGCGCAAAGTCTCCCCGGAACGTGCTGCCGCCGAGGCGAAAGAGCGGAATATGCTGGAACGCCTGATCAACGAAGAAGGGCGCACGATTGTCGAGGTTTCCGAAAAAACCGGGCTTTCTACCAGCGTCATTAAGACGCGCATCAAGCGTTACGGCATCGTTCGCGGCGAGAATGCATCCAAGCGAAAGCAAGCCGGCGATGACATCGACAATCACCCAATTCAGCAAATCATCGTCAAGGAATGGAAACCAATCAAGATGAAACAGCGGCAATGGTTCACTCTGTAACTCTTCTCCCTGCCTCGCTTGTCGCGGAAATGCTCGGTTGCACACGCGGGAATCTCTCGAAACTCGTTAAACAAGGGGTACTGAAAACGCCGCTGCTAAAGAACGGCGCACAGTATTGGCCGAGGGATGAAATAATGGCGGCCAAGGAAAACTACCAGAACCGCAAGAGCAACCGAAGCCCGCGAAAGGCCGTCACACTGACGGCCAGTTTCGAGAACTACGTGTCCAGATTAGGGTGAGTTCTCGCGGATCGAGCCAGATGCCTTGATCGTACCTTGGACGGCAATAGCGCCAACGACGTTCATCGTGCCGGAGACAACCGCGCCACTTCCGCCAGAGATCGCAGCACCACCATTAACCGTCAACGCCCCCGAGACCGAAAGCGCACCGTTGCATGAGGTCGAAGGGGCGTCAATCATTACGGATTGGCTCTTGATCGTTGCGCTCTCGCTGGCCGTCACGTGCGCAACCTTCGTAATGATTCTGACGGATTCGCTGCCTGTAATCCTCACCGTACCCGGCGTGTCGATGACGATCTCTTCATCGGCCTTGAGCATGATGTTCTTGTGGTGCCATGCCCGCCAATCGACCTTATTCCCTACCTGCGGGTTCCGGAACCCCACGACAAGCGGATAGCGCGAATCGCCGCCGATGAATTGCAGCCAGACGTGATCGCCCGGGACGATCTCAATCTCGGTTGCCATACCCACACCAATCGGCGTAGCGCGGTCTCCCAGTGAGTACATCAGCTCTGCCGGCACAGGTGTGTCGGCAAGTCCGGGAATCGTTACCGTGACAAGCCGTTTCGCCTTGTCATACGAGGCCACTACCCCGGGGAAAAATCCGCTCATTCGACACTCCCTAACCAAAGCTTCGTGTATCCATCAATCGGGACGTGCGCGGCCGTAACGACAATAAGCTTCTCTCCGTTCACGTCCACGATATCCCCGGCATCGATGTTCATATCAAGCATGATCTTTGCCACGCGTCGCTGGATGATCGTTTGCTGCATCAGCCGCACGGAACGCGCATCGTGATGCGGCACGAAATAGACCGGGGACGGGACACTACGCGCAGCCTGCACAACGTTCCGATTCTCATCGATTGAGAAATATTGCGGCATCTCGTTACGCGCAACGAACGTCATTTCATCATCAGCCCCTTGGATGTCTGGCAGAAACCGTATCGGCTTTTGCGCGACGATCTCCGGATAGGTGAGCGCCTGAATCTTGCCCTTCTTCCAGCGAACGATGGCGCCGGATTCCTGCAATACCCGGTTGATCATCGGTGTCGGAAGGTCGCCGCGCAGCAATGCGAAACGTTGCCCCATGACACTACCAAAGACGTTAGCTTGAGCCCCGGAGAGCCGGTAACAATCCTGAATCGTTGGCTTCTCTTTAAAGACGTTCCGACCCATTGGAAGGGCGATGCTCTTTGTACCCTTCATGAGGCACGTAATCGAGTAGCCGCCCGTATCCTTGTCGCCCTGCTGAACGAGGCCGGACGCCAAGCGGCTTTTGACAATCTCAAACTCGTATTTGCCCACCGATACCGTGCGCCCTTCTTCCATCCACTTTTCCACGCCATCCAAGGCCCGGATATCCGCTTCCATCGTGATCGGAATGGGGCTACTGTCGCTGCGAATCACAAGAGACACAACGACAGTATTTTGCAGAGTTCTTCCGTTCTCAATCGTGATCATGGGCGAGGAATCACCTGAATCTGAATCGGGCAAAGGAAGCCGTTCCGGTCAATCCCGGAAGGTTCCGGAATTTGCAGCGAGATCGGCCCCTGCATAAAGCTCTTCCGTGGCAGAGAATCGAGGTAATGCTCGATATCCTGTGAAATCTCGCTGTTTGTCCGCCGCTCGATATCGCCGCCAAACTGCTTCATTGCGTCGATGTAAACCGATTCTTCTTTCTCGACGTAGAGAAGGAAGAGAGGTTCAATCAGCCCCCATTCCGACGGGGTGATATCCGTCGATTCATTGAGAAACTCATCGGACGCTTGGAAGTTTTGCGATTTCAGGGGCGCATGGGATGCGTAAGTTTCTGCCGCACGGATTGCGCAACCCAAGATGATCGGCTCTTCCAGAAGGTTCCCGACGGGCCGGAAGTTTCTGGCCCATCGCGTAACAAGGTCACTGATACGCATCCCCTACCCCTCAAATGCGGTCGGTCTGGCCGAAGTAATGATAGAAAAGCGTGCCGCTGATCGTCATCACTTGAGCGCGGTTTTCCCAGTCCCGGTCCGTCGAATCCAGCACGAAGAAACAATCCTTCAGGTGCTTGCGGCTAGTCCATTTCTGGGGCGTGCCCTCGTAAATCTTGGCATTGAACCGCCCACCTTGCGCCATGATGGCGTCAAGCATCCGGTCAACGTCGCCTGCTACCGTCTCAAGGAAGGTAATCGGGCCTTGCATCGCGACCTTCAGTTGCTGCGGCTGGAATGCCGATCCGCCCGTCGGGGTCGGAATCTCGATCTCGCCAGCAGACGACAGCTCGGGCCACGGCGCTTGCTTGCACAGCAGCCACATGTTTTCGTGCCCGTCGATCTCAAAAGCCATGTCCGAGTTAATCGATTTCTCGCCCATGGCGGCGACGCTCTGGTAAAGCGTCTTCATGTAAGCGCCAGTAGATACAGTCATACGAATGGTTCCTTTTTGCAAAAAGAATGTACCCAAACGGGTACGGTCCCATTCTAAAGCTTGACATCAGCCGTCAGGCCCCCTATCATCACGGAACCATGACCCACAAACTCGAATTTGACGAACCTTCCCACACGTACCGCCTGAACGGCATCACCGTTCCATCAGTGACAACGATTCTCAAGCCTCTGTCCGGTCTGGACAAGGTTCCTAGCGCCATTCTGGAAAAAGCCGCAGCCTATGGCACGGCCGTCCACTACGCAACAGAACTATATGACCGGGCAGAATTGGATGAGGCATCGCTGCCTGATGAGTTCAGGAATGCCATGGACGCATACAAGGGATTCCTGCTTGAACATGACCCGGAATGGATTGCCATTGAATGCCGCACGTTTCATCCTGCCCTCATGTACGCTGGCACGGTAGATCGAGTGTGCAAGATCGACGGGAAAACATACGTTCTGGACATCAAGACAACGTTTAAGCTCAATCCCGCCGTATCCGCCCAGCTCGCGGCGTATGCGAAAACTCCCCTCATTGCCGCGCACGGCATTGACGGAATCCTGTCCCTCAAACTCCCAAAAGCCGATGAACCACCAACCTACACACTAGAAACCCACGACATGGCCGAAGGCTGGACTACCTTCCTGTCATGCCTTCAGCTTCGCAATTTCTGCATGAAACACAAACTCAAAGGAACCCCATTCCATGATTGATATTGCCCCCATCGAAAAAGCCGCGCTGACGTTCAAAGCGCGGTCGGAAGCCTACGAAATCACCGACGATCTGTCGTTTGACGCGGCCAACGAAGACCTTAAGGCCATCAAGGCCAAATACAAAGAGATTGAGGCCAAGCGTGTCGCCATCACCAAGCCGCAAAACGACGCCATCAAGCAAGTGAACGCCCTTTTCAAGCCGCCCCTGCAATACCTCAAGGATGCCGAGGATCTGCTGAAGTCTCGCATTCTTGTCTACCAGACGAAGAAAGAGCAAGAGCGGGCCATCGCGCAAGCCGAGGCGGCCAAGAAAGTCGAGGAAGAAAAGGCCCGTCTGGCTGCTGAAGCCGAGAAGCTCAAAGCCTCCGAATCCTTGGAAGATCAGGTCCAAGCCATGATCATGGAATCCCAGGCCAAGACGCTGGCAGTCGCGGAAGCCACCAAGATCGGCGACGACAAGATTTCCATCAAGACACGGAAAGACGTTGCCGTCACTGACCTGAAAGCATTCCTTCAGGCCATCATCGACGGGCACACCCCAGAGACCGCCATCACGGTTAACATGGCAGTCGTCCGGGCAGCGTGGAAGACGGGTCATCCGTTCATTGGCTGCACCGAAATCGAAGAAAAATCCGTCGCAGTGCGTTCTTAAAAAGGAAATTCACACATGAACATTGTCATTCTTAACGGCCGTATCGGCAAAGAACCTGAAGCATTCTCGGCCGGCGTTCGCTTCTCTGTCGCAACGTCCGATTTCTATAACGGAGAGGAACGGACCCAGTGGCACAACGTGACCGCGTTCGGGAAGACCGGCGAGTTTGTGCAAAAGCACTTCACGAAAGGGAAGGGCATCAACGTCCAAGGGCGTATTGAGTACTTCAAAAAGGACGAAGATTCGCCCACCTATACAAACATCATCGCGGAACGGGTCACGTTCCCGGTAGGGGAGAAAAAGAACGGCAATGGCGAAGGTGAAGAACAGCAGGCATCAATACTTCCTAAGCCTAAGAAGACGCCCAAATTCGATAATGATGATGACATCCCGTTCTAAACGATAGAATAGAGCCCGTTGCCAACAACAGCGGGCTTTTTTTATGGACACAATAGACAAAATTAAAGAATTGATCGCCAGCCTTCAGGCGGAAATCGATGAATGGGAAACCGACGGCAGCCTTGATGATGCCCGGGAAGTTCCTCCCACCGACAAACGTTCCGAGGAAGAGAAGGCCGAGGATACCGAACGGGAAATGAACGAGGGCGAATCCGAGGACAAGGAACCCGCCGAATCGCCGCAAGAAAAGGCCGCCGAGGCTGCCGAAGAGAAGGCGGAAGGCCAGGACAAGGAAGACAAGAAAGAATCGCCTGACAAGCCTGAAAAGCCCGCTCTGGATAGCGTCCCCAAGGAAGACGCGGTAGGCGAATTCAAGCGGGATACCTTCCAAGTGAAGATGATCAATAAGATCGAGGCAACCGAACAGGCGGCGCGGCAGGCGGCGCGCAAATGAACCAAAGGGGGCGAAAGCCCCCTTTCTCTTATCGGAACAGCACGTTTAACGCGCTCGGCTTGTCGCTCGAATTGTTGCGCTGGCCGATCAGCAGATAGAACACATCGAAATTCCGATAGTCCCCCGAATTGGCGCCCTCCGGTGCCACACGAATGCGCAGGGCCGGCCTGCCGCCAAACTCCGGCGCCCCGGCAACCTCACCACCGTAGTTATGACCATCATCATATGACCCGGAAACGAACGTGAAAACCTCGCCGGCAAACGGGTAGGTATTCATGTTCAATTGGCTATTGCAGATGGACACGAGCCGGGTATTGGTCCCGCCACTGAATGAACCGAAGCGCGGTGCCGTACTGGCACGTCCGACCACGGCGCACCATTCCCGGCCCAGCGGGATGACGTATTGGAAGGGCGCATTCCCGCCGATACGCTGACCGAAGACAACCCCGAGGATGCTTCCCATGGCGTCCCGGAAAGCGCGCACGGCCTGCTTTGCCCACCACCTCGTAGCAAGATACCCGTCCTCTCCATGTGCCTGCGCGAGCGGAGACCCGGCAAAGCCGCTGGACCCAATTCCGTTCACCGTCCCTTGGCGGGTTGGCAGACGGTAGAAGAGCGGATGATGCCGATAGGTGGACCCGTATTGCTTGTTCCATCCAGGCAGGTCCGAACCATCGCCACCGTATCGCTTGTCCGTTCCGACAAACATCACGGCAAGCCATTCACTGTTAATCGACGCGTACCCAGACGGTCCGACTCCATAGGCCCACGGCTTGATATCCCCACCATGGGGATTCCGGAAATTGAAGTTCTGCCACGCAATCGGCGCCTCGTTCGCATACCCGGCCACTGGAACCCCGACGTGGATAGAGTTCACAATAGGCGTGGTTTGGCGGTTCATTTGCTGAAGATCAAACAGCAGGCTAGTAACCGGAGAGATTCCCTTCAGGTCATTGATTGCGCGGTCAATCTCGGCCGATTTCAGCCTGAAATTGATATCGACAGCTTCCAGTCTTCGATTGAATTCGTACCCGGTGAAATCCATCCCGGACGCGATCTTCTCAATCAGGGTAGGTATTGATGCGTTAATCATCGGCGGCAAATCCCTATGACCATCCAAGACGCAATCTTGTCGCCACGGATCGGGGCGTCAATCCAGCGCATGCGGAAGTTCCGGCCGACTGCCTCGCCACCCAGAAACTTTGCTTCACTTCCCACCTGCGGCGTCATGTACGCGGCAAACCATTCCGGGTCATACTTGTTGTACATATCGTTCAGCCCCGGACCAATCTCCCACGCCTGGTGCCCGTTGTGGTCACTGTATGTCGCCTTGCCTACGCCGATGATGAATCGGGCGCCGGGAATCCCCATGACGATGAAACGCTGACCGCCAACCGAGTATGTCTGCACGAAGCGTTCGGAAATCTTGCGCATCATGCGCTTGATGAATCCTTGCGAGACAAGGGCAAACTGATTGGAATTGTTGTCGATCTCGGTTTCGGCATCGTTGGCCCAGTCCTGCACGCCGACAAGATGAGGAATGCCGGTCATGTACGGGTTGCCGTTCGTGAGAAGCTCGGGCACGTCTGCGGCCGTGATGTACACGTTGCCCGTCTTGCCGTTGATCGAGTTGACGACAGTGTTTCCGATCCGGGTTTTGAGCGCGTTAAATTCAGACTGGATACGTGCGATACGTGCAGCCGCGTTAGCGTCGGCGCCTCGGGCATCGCGCAATTCCTTGTCCAGTAGATCTAGCTGGCGCTTGATCGCGTCCATGTTCTCGTCAATCTGCCGGTATCCCTTATTCCAGAGTTCCGGCTCGGCATCCACCTCCGTAGTCGGAAGCTTCGAGATAGAAGGATGCGGAATGTTGAAAATCGCCATGGTCAGTTGTCCTTGGAATTCGATGCCGCGTATTTATTCGAGACAGCGCGCAGGCTTGCAGACGATGTAAACCCGAACGCCACCACCTTGCAATAGGTTCCGTTCTTCTTGATCTCATCTGCCGCGCCGGGATAGTCGAGCGTGATGTTCTCGTTATTGGCAAAGCTCCCGGCAACCGCGCCCCAGTTCTTCGACACTGCCGGAGTTGGCATCACTCCGAACGGTTCATCCACGTGAATCGGCAAGTTAACGTTGATGGCATGGCCACCGCCTCGCGGGAACGTCGCGGAACCGAAGATCATGATGAAAAAGTTCATCAGCGGGAAGCAAATGAACGACAGGCCACCGCTAGCATGGCCGATGTTGTGGACGCATCCGAGGCGCCGAAGCATCGAGAAGTTCGGGACTGACGTAGGCCCAAATTCTAACCCTTCCAGCTTCAGGTTGCGCAGGATCGAATCAATGTCCGTCCCCCAGTGAGACTGCCCGGCGAACACCGTCTTAGCAAAAGTGACGGGCGACACGACGGTCTGCATATCATTCGAGATACGCGAAAGCATCCCGTTACGCGCCTCATCCACACGGTCGCCAACCCATTTGGTGGTAGGAACCCTTTGGCTTCGGTCATAGTTCGCAGGGTGAACAATCGAGAAAAAGCCGTTCGCGTGAATGTAATCGTTCTTCGCCCCTTCCGTCGAATTGGCAAAGATGCTGCTGCTTTTTGTCACAAAACCCTGATTGAGTTCCCGGGTTAGCTGCGAGAAATTGTAGTTAATGTCCCGATACGTTGCGTTCCAAAGTTCCGGCGTCGCGTAGGGATCATTCGATGGAATTTCTTCAATCGTTTTGAGAGTGACGGCCATAGTGTTTCCTCATTCGGCTATGGCCGTCATGATACGTCATTCCCCTGCGTATGAAACCGTGAGTTTCACGTTCTGGGCGCTGAACGCTTCCGTACTATTCAGGCTGATGCGGTAAGCCGTGCCGGCCTCGCACTTCGCAAGGAACGACAGAAAGCCGCTCTTGCCGCTCATCTTGGTCTGGCGCACTGTCGAAACGCCAACCACCGCCGGGAATTTTGCTACGCCATTGTTCAGGTACACGCCCTTGGTGAAGGTAGTGCCGTCGTTCTTGGCGAAAGAATCAACCTCGATCCGATACCAGCCAGACTGGGGCACGGTAATCGTCATCTGGGCGGCGAATTGAACCTTCTTGGTAGAGTGCGTATGCTCGGCATCTCCATCCAGCGAGGCGCCGCTACCACCGTCCACAACGATATTCAGCGCGCCGTACATCTGGGACGAAACGATAGCCTCGTTTTTGGCGGGTTCCGCCTCGGAATGTCCGCCAGCCGACAGGCTATCCAGCTTCACCTTATCCGCTGCCGACATCATGCCGGGCGTGGTAGTCGTGGCAGCCGCCTTCAGGGCTTCAATGCTCTGATTGATGGCCTGCTTTTCCGTGTTGAGCATCGATTCAGTGACGGCCCGGGAACCGTTCACCGTCACGGTACCGTTGAGCGACGGGTTCAGGAACGTACGGTTATCGAAACTAAGGTTCACGTCGCCAGTCTGTCCGTTGACCGAAGTTACAAACCCGCTTCCACCGCCACCACCGCCGGCGCGTGCGCTAAGTTCAGTGAAGTTATCTTGAATGATCTTCAGGCGGTCATTCAGCGGCTCGGTGCTGCCCAGCAGGCAAGCCGAGTTCAGAATAGGTTGCAATTGCTTCATTTGAATTTCTCCATGGATGCCCCGGGTTTCCCCGGGGCGTGCGCATTATCGTAGCCCGCCAATTAGCGGGCCTGCTTCATTACCTCGACAGTTCCGGCGCCGATTCTCGCGGAATGATTGAACTAGCCCAGTCCGCATACGGCAGCGCGTTAGCCGCACGTCCGTCGCGTACCGTTCCGTTCTGGCGCTGCACCGGGCAGAATCCGTAGGGTTGCCAATCATATGTAAGCGGCTGCATGCGCGACATACCAGAACCCGGATACCAGCCCTCGTCTTGGTTGTTAACCCACACGCGGTCATCTTTGTTGTTACCAAAGATTTTCGGGTCACAACCGATGTGCATGGCAACCTCAGCGCCCGGGGTAATGATCTTGGCTTCACACGTCATCATGATACCGCGAATGTTGACAATCCCCGGGAATTTGAATCGGGCACCACCGCCGTGCAATGCAGGCCATGGCGCGCCAGCACGGAATTTATATGCGGTACCGCCCTCATAGCCGCGCTTCGTTGCCGGTCCCATATCTCCAGACATTCGCGGATGGAACCAGTTGCACCAGAAACCGTTCTGCTGATGCGCCATCATCCGCCACGTATTGTCACCATAGTTCAGTACCCAGAAACGAAGGTTGCGGATGGCAATTTCAGGGGCAGCAACCCGGTTAGGCGAGCCCTCAATTTCCAGCGCAGCAAACCACGGATCGAACACGACGAAAGTCTGCTTCAGAACCCACTCAACGTTACCCGTTCTCTCCCACGGAGACAGCAGCCATCCGTCCGCGCGAGTAAGTTGCTGGGATTTGCCCTGAACAATTGCGGCGCCGCCACCTTGCCCGGACGTTCCGTTCTTGATCGCATCGGAAACGTGATTCCATGCGTGCAATTGTCGTGGGTTGTTACCCGTAGACATTTCAAACAGGAAGTTTTTCATGTTCGCACTGACAGCGCCAGCCGGGGCAGGCGGTGAAGGCGGTTGAGCCGGGGGCGGATTCGGCGCGGGCGGTGTCGGAGGCGGTGCGGGCGGCTTCGGAATCGGCGCCGGCGTCTCCGTAGCGTTCGCATCCTCGATGTAGTGCAGCGTCACACCACGCCAGTTCACGTCGTTCCGGTTCCCGTTCGGAGATTGGTGCGCGTGATAGTTCAGCGGAATCCAGTTATCCGAATTGTTCGTGTAACGTGCCTCGCCATCGATGTACGAAACAGGCATTTCCAGCCCGCGCCCACCGCCTTCCGTACCGCGTCTCCGGCCGTTGGTTTGGCCTGCAAAGCGCCATGATCCACGCGGGGCGGTGAAGTCCACTGCGATCCACTGACCGGCGTTCAGCACGATATCCGAACTAAACGGCACGTCGTACCATTCGATGACCGCAAAGTTTGCGCGAATACCCGTAATGCGCTGCGATGCAGGGCGTGCATTGGCCGTGACCGTATGCGTCCACAACGTTCCGTTTTCCTCATTCGACAGGCCGTTACCGATAAGCCGTTTGATGGAAATCGTCAGTTGGTCGTTACCGTTCAGGTTCTCAGCTACAAATGACATTGCCTTGAGCGTCATTTTCTTGCTGATGTACATGGCCTCGCGGATGTTCCGGGTCTGGCTTCCAGCGTTCGATTGACCCAGAACGATAGCCCGGGAATTCGGCGCACCGGATTCCAGCACCATATAGCCGTATTCCTTGCCGGCCGTATCCGTAAGCCGCATCATCGGAACCGTGACCATCTCAGCGCCGTTTGCCGAGGCCGGGTTAGTGGAATCTATCCACGTAGCGCCGCTATTGGATGACCATTTGGTCCCCCATTCCCGAGGCGGAACCCAGCGCGTAGGCGAGTGATGAGTGTTGGCGCCAACCTGCACGCAGTTGATTGAGTAGAAGTTTCCTACCGTCGAATCGTCGTTCCGGAACGTGACGTGATAAATCTTGCCAGCGGTCAGCGGGAGAGCATCGAGCACAACGTCCTCGTACATCTTGTCACGGCTCTTGTCTTCGCCGCGAAGGTCTCGCGTGAATTTGCCATATTGTGCCCCGGCACGGTTCGGGTTGCCGTTACCGTCATCGTCATAGATGGTTGCGCGCAGGATGCCGGCACTACCGCCGTGGTAGCCGCTTGCAGCACCATATGGAACGTAGTACCAAATCTTTGCAAGCGCGGCAGACGATTCGGCCTTGAAACGGCACGTCATTGCATAGTTATTCGCCCCGGTCCGATAGCCTACGGTAAGGTTCCGAAGAGATTCGATGACAAAGCGTCCCGGACCCCAGACGTTCGCCATCTCGGTCTTATCGAAGCCCTTCCATTCACGCGCAACAACAGGCGGTTGCGGTTTCGGTTGAGGTGTAGGCGGTTGAACCGGTGGAGGATTCGGTCTCGGCGGAGTTACCACATGAGGCTCTTCTGCCACCACACCCGGGATGATCCTGCCGAACAGACCTTCAGGCATCGCCAGCATGTAGGTTTCCGTCGCCTTCCAGTCTTCGACGTTCATCGTTGATTGGAACATGATCCGCGTCATCTCGCGGTTCACGGTAGCCTGCGGCTCGGTCCAGTAAGCGTCCTCGCCCCACGATTTGCGGCGCACGGAATCGGCCCACGCAAGCGGAATCATCTTGCCGTTGCTCTTTAGTTCCATGGCAAAGATCTTGCGGTGGAACCATTGCATAGCCGGCTTGTTGCGCTGCTCGTTGTCTTGGTTGTCCAGATATTCGTTATAGAACGAAACAACGCACCACCCCGGGACACGAGAGTTACGGCAGCTAATATGGAACGCGGTGGCCGTGCTCTGGCCATACAAACTCATGAAGTTTGTCTCTTGCCCGGTCTCAAGGTTCGTCATGAACAGGCGCGAATTGCCGGAGTAATCCCCGGATACGTACACGTCCTGCCCGTTCTCAAGCTGGCCAAGGTCGCTATGTTCCGATGCCGTATTGATGATGATGTACGGCAACCCGCTCTTGCTGGCAGGGTGAACGTCCTTCATGTTCCGCGTGTATGCGCGAGTATCCCAGCCAGCTTGGTGAGCCCAAGAAATCGTCGCGTACTTGCCTGACGGAGACATGGACGAATGGTCTGGCATGTTTTTCTCGGGAATATCAATCTTCCCGATGATCTTGTGCTCTACCCGGTCATAGACCACAGCGCCCAGCGGGATGAAGCCTGCTTTCTGGACGATCCAGCACCAATAGCGGCAATCCAGCGACGGCGCGCCTTCAGACTTGGACCAGCAGTTAAAGGCCTCGGGCCAAATAGCCGTCAGCAGCGGGCCGATATCGGTCGATTTGATTTCCACTCCGGTACGGGCATTGCGCTCGATCAGCTTCATGCCTACGCCATTCTGCGGCACATGGAATAGAACATCAGGCTTGTTCGGGTGCCAGATGGGTTCCGCATCGCCGCCCATTTGCGCGGGCATCGTTGCTACCAGCTTGAGCGTCTTGTTGTCATACACCTGCCAGTACCCATCGCTCGTCGTCATGATGAACAGCGTGTTATCGCAGTTCCATGCCTGCCGGCGCGAATAGTCCGAACGCACGCGACGTTGACCCTTCGACCATGCCACGACGTTATCGGTCACGCGGGCAATGGGCGTGTTATAGGTGGGCGCGTGAATGGCCGTGCGCAGCGGGTAAACAGGCTGATCAGGAACGGGAACCTTGTCGCGGTTGCTGCTGACGGTAAGGCCCTCGGCCAAGATCGCCTTGAACACGTCATCATCGGTCGGGGTGACGGGCGGTTTAACGGGCGGTTGAGTCTGGCCAGCACCGGGCGCCGGGTAAAGCTCACTATGCGGAACAAGCCGGCCGTTCTGGTAGACGATGGGGACGGGCAGCACGCCATTGGCAACGTCATTAGGCGTCTTGATTCGCAGAACCCCGTCTCCTTCGCTGCCCCAGTCGGTTACGCCAAAGAACGGCAAGCTACGGTCTGCCGTGTAGGCGTAAATGACGCTATCGCCGGGATTCTCGACATTGTTCAGCAGCATCGCAACCCGGTTAGGTTGCGTACCTTTCCCGAAGTCGTTATCTACATCCTTTGCATTGAAGGAACGATGATGCGGATCAGTGATCTTGTTGGACCATTGATTGTCGATGCACGCGATGGCGCGAGAAGCCTTTCCGCTATGTCGATTGTTCCAAAACTGGATGTTATCCACGTCAATGCCAGCGTAATAGACATACTTTGGGCCTGTTTCGTCGGCACTTATAGCACTAAACGATTCGTTAAACTCGAATGTAATGTTACGGCATCCGACATAGGCTTGGAAGAAAGCCTCTCCATGCGCGGCAGTAATGGAGTCCACCGTATTCCATGAGTACCGAATGTCATTAGCGCCGTAAGCATTGTGGAATCCAGCGGATTCGTTTTGGTTGATGTAATTCCCGCGAACATTGCCAACCGTGCATCCATCCTGAACGGACATTCCGCGCATGTTGTAGTACATGTTGTTCCCATGCACTTCAAAATCACGGACGCCACTAAGCCCGATGGCGTAATAGCCGCCGGAGAAATTGTTTTTGCTGATCTCGATATCCCGGACCCACGCATCAGGCGTCAGCAGACGGCCGGTTTTGGTCCAGCTATCTTTCTGATTTCCCGGAAGATGGCCGAGAACGAAAATACCATTCTTTCCGCTCTCTATTGCCTTGTTGTGTCTCTGGAATTGGAACGATGACCCGATGATCTTGAACCCGGAACAATCAACCCCCGGAGAACTAGCCTTGATGCTAAGGCAGTGAGCATGCGCATCGAGGCTGACATAGAAGCGGCAGTATTTGATGGAAACCTTATCGCTTCCAGTGATGTACAAAGCCGCTTCGCAATTGGCTTGCTCTTGAGCGTGCAGTATGATCTGCGTGTTTTCAATGATCAGCTCATCATTAACCTTTCGATTGAGAACAAGCATGCCTGCCCTTGCCCTGTTTCCCCAAAATACGAAATGGCCACCCCGAATACTTTTAACGGTATTCGGGATGACCAGTTGATCGTCTTCGATGGAAACAGTGTCATAGATATCCAGTTGGATATCGGTTTCGGAAGCCATACGCTTCCGGATTTCTGACGCTGTTATCGTTGCCACTCTTTATCTACGCTCCCCAAGGAATGTAATCATGATGACCACATCCCCAAGGGGTTTACGGGTATTACCCGGGGTTGCCAAGGGGATACGGGCCAGTTTGTTCGGTCCATTGACCGCGCCAATGAATTGTATCCCGGTGCCCATCGCAACCGCGTTAGCCGAAGAGATCGGACCCACCATTCCATCAAAGGAACCTTGCCCATCGTGCAGATAGACCAGCGTGTCAGACTTGGCGGCAGGGATGATCTGGAACAGATACGCCCCCTGCCGAGGCAGCGTGACCAGCAGGTTGTCTTTCGGATCAAGGGCCGGCCAAGAGAAGTCCAGCGAGCCAACGTCCGTCCTTTGGTACGTTCCGATTGGCACCAGCGACGCGCCGTTTTCCCACGCACCGGCCTGCACGTCGGTGAAACGCACATAGCCAATCATGCGGGGGATTCCAAGCATTGCTTGATCAAGCGCGCTCGACTTGATGAAGTAACTAAGTTCATCTTTCTTGGCGTAGACCGGCTCAATCGTCGAGGTAGTGCTATCTCTGAATGACCGCTCAAATTCAGAAGTCTTCATGTACCCCGAGAGATCGGGCGCTGCGCCACCACCGGCCGGGCGATCTTCGACCGCTTTCACACGGGTAGCAAGGGCCGTGATCTTTTCCGATTCCGCCTGCAATGCGGAAGCTTCCGCTTTCGTTGCAACCGCGCTTTCAACCGCTGCGACGCGGCCTTTCAGTGCGGAATCGTCGTAAACGGTATCCTTGTCTTCCTTGGCTTCCAGCGTGGCGATTCGGGCCTTGATTGCACTGTCATCGTAGACAGTATCCTTGTCCTCTTTCTTTTCGAGGGCATCGATACGGTTACGCAGTTCCGAATCGTTGTAGGCCGCGCCACCGCCACCGCCGCCGCTTGCTTCCAGCGCAGAAACGCGACGTTTCAGGTCCGAATCGTCGTACACCGTGTCGTTATCCGGCTTGGCTTCCAGATTCGACACACGGGCCGTCAGGGATTGAACGTTCGTATTGGTGGCAGACAGTGCGCTGCTATCCGCCTTGGCCGCGATGGCGGTTTCAGCATCGGTCAGACGACGCTTGACTTCCGTGTCATCGTAGCCGGGTTTCGATTCGAGCGCGGTAAGACGGGTTTTGATGTCGCTATCGTCATAGACGGTATCTTTGTCCTCTTTGGCTTCCAGTGCGGCAACGCGACCTTTCAGCGCGGTATCGTCATACCCGGAGGCCTTCAGCTCTTTGACGGCAGTATCCAGCCCGGAAACTTTGGTTTCAAGGCCGCTGACCTTGCCTTCCACCGTATCCAGCCGGCCTTTTACCGTCCTGATCTCACCCTCAGCGGCTTGGATCTTCTGGGCGGCATCCGAGGCTTTGCCTTCGAGCGTCGAGACCTTGCCTTCAGTCTCGCCAGATTTGGCCGTGGCCTGCGAGATTTTCGCGTCAACCTTGGAAATTTCCGTATCGACGTAACCCTTGGTTGCTCCGTCCGTCGCGGTATCGGGTAGCGCAACGTTCGTCAGCTTCGCATTCTTCAGGTCGCCGGTGAAGGCTTCCGGAATCTGCTTGCCTTCCAGCGTGGATACCTTGCCCGTCAGCGTGGAAACCGTCAATTGGATATCCGTCAGCGCCGTGTTGGCCTTGTCTGCTTCCGTGCGCGCATCAGTGCCTGCCTTCTTGGCGTCAGCAACCGATGCAATCAGCTCGGTGCGGATGCCATCGACGTAGCCCTTGTTCACCGCGTCGAATTCGGTTTCAGGCGCCGCCAGATTGATGATCTTGCGGTTTTCCATGTTGCCGGTGAACGGGGCACCACCGCCACCACCGCCACCACCGCCAGCCTTCAGGCCAGCAACGTCGGTTTCAAGCGTGGAAACACGCGACACGATGCCATCGACCTTGGTAGAAGCAGTCGTCGCGGCCTGCTTGGCTTCCGTGATCTGCGGCGCCAGTTCGTCCTTCAGGTCTTTTGCGTGCTTGCTGGAAACTGTCGCAGCAGCCACGCCGACCTTCTTCACCTCGGCGTCAACGTACTTCATCGTTGCCGCGTCTTTCTCGGCGGTCGGATCGGCAAGGTTGCTGATCTTGCCTCCCTTCATGTCGCCGGTGAAGGCTTCGGAAGGCTTGGTCTCAAGAGCCGTCACTTTGGCAGAGATACCAGACAGTTGCGTATGGGCGGCATCAGCGCGTTCCATGGCATCCGTACCGGCCTTCTTCGCCTCCGCAATGGTCGGCTCAAGCGCGGTCCTCACGCCATCGGTGTACGTCTTGGCGGTCGAGATAGCGGCGTCCCGCTGCTGATCGACATATGCCTTGTTCGCGCCGTCCTTCTCATCGGTCGGGGAAGCAAGGTTAGTGATCGGGCGGTTTTTCATGTCGCCGGTGAACGCTTCACCCGAGGCGACAGGGGCTTTGCTTTCCAGCTCTCGCACGCGGCCGGTCAGGTCCGTAGACGCGGTTTCCAGCGTCGCAACCCGGCCTTTCAGCGCGGTATCGTCGTAGACCGTATCCTTGTCGGGCTTGTTCTCAAGCGCGGTAACGCGGCCTTTCAGTTCCGTATCGTCATACGCTTGCCCACCACCACCGGAGGGACGATTCTCCAGCGCGGTAACGCGGCGCTTGATCTCGGAATCGTCGTATACGGTATCCCTGTCGGGCTTCGCTTCCAGCGTATCGATACGTCCGCTAAGGTTGCCGATGGTCGATTGGACGTTAGAAACTTCCGTCTCCACGGAACGCTTTGCCGAATCGGTGTACTGCTTGGCAATGTTGATAGCTGCATCGTGCTTGCTATCGACGTACGCCTTGTTCGCGCCGTCGCGGTCATTCTCGGGTACGGCAAGATTGGTGATCTTCCTGCCGGCCATGTTCCCGTCAAACGAGACCACACCGGGCGATGCCGGGCGGGCTTCAAGGGCAGTGACGCGAGTTTTCAGGTCGCTAATGCCGGTGTCCGTTGTGGAAGATTTTGCTTCCAGAGTACGCACGGCACGATTGGCCTTATCCGCCTCGGCGCGCGCATCGGCTCCGGTTTCCTTGGCCTCGCGGATGGCGCTTTCAAGGTTGAATCGGGTCTCTTCAACGTTGCGGCGTGCCTCATCGACGGCGCCTTGTTTGGCGGTATCGACATAGGCTTTGGTGGCAGCATCGTTAGTGCCTTCAGGTGCCCCAACGTTCGTCACGCGACGGCCGTTCATGTCGCCGGTGAATTCCGGCGTGGCGCTCAGGCTATCCAGCTTGCGCTTATCGGCGGGCGACATGAGGCCGGACGTGATGCGCGATACGCTGATGTTCTCTCGAATCCAGTCGGACAGGCGAACGTTAGCAATGGACGGCTCGGCATCCATGCGCGGATTTGCACGGCTCACGGCGCCGATATCGTCCGGCGTCAGCGTAACCGTGTTGGTGCGGCCGGTTGCTTCAATGCCGTTGATACGAGTAATGACGCGCTTAGGGTCCGGCAGGTCTGACAGTTTCTTGAACGAGGTCGAATCCATCAGGCCGTTTTGGTTGTCAGTGACCAAACGGTTATTGAGGTCCGACATGATGGCATCTTTAATCGCGCCACGATCCCGCGCCGAGACGTTGTTCACCATCTCTTCGGTGGCGACCTTCTTCCCATCGATGTATGCGGCGCGACGGAAGTGCGGTTCCTCGATAGGCGCGGCGCCCGGAATGTCGTCCACTTCCAGTTGGACCGTTCCGGTCTTCGAGTTCACGGAGACAACCGCGCTTTGTGCCCCGCCTTCTGGCAGACGGTCCAGCTTCGATTTGTCCTCCGGCGACATGAGACCGGCTTTCAGATTCGTGGCGTTTTCCAGCGAATCCGTGATCTCGGCGCCTGCCCGGACAAAGTATTGCTTAACGAATTTGATGGATGCGGCGCGGTTGTCAAAGCGCAGATTGCCGTCGGATGCGTCCAGCGTCGGGACATTCACCGTGCCAGTGAACGTCGGGTCCACGCGGGTAGCGGCGCCGAGGCTTTCGGCCGTGATCCGGACGTTGCCCTTCATCCCGTTCACCGACCGAACGTCAGACGGGGAATTCATCAGTTGCGCCACGTCCAGAACATCCAGTTTGCGCTTATCGTCGGCCGACATGAGGCCATCAGAAAGCGTAGTGGCGCGTGCATACCGAATGGGCGGGATGATCTTCCCTTCAACCCACGATTGCGTAGCAATCGGCTCACCGTTCAGGGTGACAACCCCGGTAAGTGCCTCATTCGGGCGTGCGCCGGTCTGGATCGTCACGTCCCCGGTCTGCCCGTTAACGGACGTGACCAGATTATCAAGATTACCGCCATTCTGGCCAGCCACGGCAGACAGAATTTCAAAGTTCTTGTTGATGAGTTTGAACCTGTCGTTCAGCTCATCTTGAACCGGAAAAACGCTGTTATGGCTGGAAAGCGGCCGAATTTTTTCCATGTTTTACCTCAAAAATTGATGCGCATCGTAATCGAGTAGGTTTCACCGATCTCAATAAACTTTGGCGAAAAGTTTTTGATGGCGATAGCCTGCCCTGTATTGTCGATGATGGCAGCCTCAGAAATGACCTTCTGACTGCCTGTCGCTGCAATGTCTGACGCGGAGAATTCAGCCCCTACCACGATGGCCATCGGGCCGGCCTTGCTGCGAACGGTAGCGTTCTTTTCGCCAACCTTGTTCCGCACTGCCGTAGACGATGAGGAAACGTCAATCACCTGCGTGTCGCTATGGCCGCCACTCCCAAGCACGAGTTTTACGGGCGAGGGGACGGAGCCGCCATTGAGGACGGCATCGGCCAGTTTGGTACGGTAGTAATCAGTGATGATGCTGCTGGACATGATCAGACCTTTTTGATTTCAATGTCAACGTAATTGCCGTCGAGGCGCGTAGTCCCCGGGTTTGTCACACGGAATGCGCGTGATGTATCGGACGTTACCACGGGCGCCGACCATGGGTACTGGATTTCGGGGTAGAGCGTGGCGACGAAGGAAACGTCAACCGACATGAAGTTTTTGTAATAGTCGATTGCTTCCGCTTCCCATAGTTTGAAGTCGATGACAAACCGGGCGGGTAGGATACGCCGGAACGTCTCCCGCATACGGGAGGCGCGCTGCTCTTTTGCATCCAGAGAAAGAGAAACACGCACGCGGGAAGACAGATAAAGATTAGGATTGTTCGATACACGGTTGTCTTTCCGATTCTCTTCGATGTAGTCCTTGTTCAGCATGAACGCGCCGGGCAATCCTCTATTGAGGACCTTCTTTCCGCTTTCGTTCAGTTGGATGCGCCACCAGCGGAATTCATTGGTGGCCACATCATCGATTGTCGAGGGGTACGGGCGCGAGGCATCAAGCCAAAGTTGCGTCACTTTGGCGTCCCCACGGTACAGAATGTCAATGTACTTTTTGAGGAATTTAAGCCCGCGCTTGTGTGTTCCCTTCTGCGACAGCCACAGACGCAGAAGATGCCGCAAGCGTTTCGGGCTCGCCTCAAAGTCCAGCAGCGACAGGCCATCACGTAGCACGACGCGCTGCAAATACTCGAAAGAAATGCCATCCTGATACGGGATCCCAGACATGGCGATATCCTGAACATCCCGCGACAGTTTGTCATCGTAAAGCTTTATGGCAAGCTTTCTGATCTGATCCTCGAACCCGCTTTGTTCAAACGAGTTCTGCAATGGCGTCATTTTCATCAGTCTTCACCCCATGCCACGCCGACCAGGCCGGAAGTCTTCACGTTGATCGTGATGTCTTGCTCTCGGACCCACTTATAGATGTTCGGATGATTCGATGCGCCGGCAGGATCATCAACCACCACCTCGATTTCACTACCCGGGGCGCGCAATTCCGGGCATGCGTCCTGAATCATGTTGACGATATCCCGGCGACGGATGGCGCGATTAGGATAGGCTGGCGACCTGTTTTGAGTGCCGGCATAGTAGCGCCCGTATCTCTTGACGATGACCTGCTTTGCTTTGGTGCGGATTTGTTCGGCATCGAACGATGAACCGCACTCGATGTTCACCGTGATAGCCGGGTTGATGGCGCACGGATACCAGAAACGGACGCGGTAGGAATCGTCAGCTTCCTTGATGATCTTCTCGATCTGGTAAAGGAATTGGCTGTTAGGCAGCGCCATTTGGGTGGGTGTAATCTCCGAGAATACGACGGACGTTGACCTTGCGTTATCGTTATAGCCGTACTGGAACCCGCCACCGTTCACGTTCAGGGCAGCCACGAACAGGCAGTTTACGTTTTTCACGTCTCGCGTGCCCGTCGCTTCTTCGTGCCGCATCTCGTTCCAAATGGACAGGAATTGCAGGTTCGGCATCTTGCGCCGGACCATGGCTTCAAACTCTCCCAGATAGACCGCGCTGGAATCGTAGAGAGCCGGGTATTTGGCGAGTTGAGACTTAGCCTCATCACTCATCGGATTGTCGCCCGGGTACGTGATCTCGATGACCTCGAATTCCAGTGTCGCGCCCGGATCGAACGGGTTTTCCGTAACCATTTTGGTTCCGACGCGGATGCCGTGATCGGCGCCCTTCGTGGTGAAGGCATTCAGACGCACAACGTCGCCGGCCTTGAGCATCTTGCCGCCCAGCGCGTCATCTCCGAATTGCACCACCAGTCTTCCAGTGGAAGAGACGGTCAGCGTGTAAGCCTTGTCGCCGGGTTGAAGGTTCATGTAGTCGGCCTGATACGACCATCCTTCATCGTTGACGTAGACTAGCAAATCCTCTCGATATTCCCCGTCTTCTTCGAGTGGCAGCTCGATTTGGTAGAAGGGTTTCGTTTCCGTGACGGTATGAACAAAGTCGTTATTGTTGTTCCGGCGCGTGTATTGCCCCACATCGATAGTAATCGGGTTGTTCGGCTCGATGATGTAATAGCGCCGATCCATCGTCCGGCACGTCACACCGTTGTCACTCACCAATTGCGTGAACAGGCCAAGGCCGACGTTCGCGGTCGGATGAGGATTCTTGACCCGAACCTTGAACGTGGCGGCCTTCGCGCTCTTCCAGACACCATGGGACGCAAGCCACGCTTCAACCGTGTTTTTCTTGATCCGGTTGAATTGCTCGTCAGTAGATGCCTCAATCTGCTGCGAGAGCATGGAAAGCATCGTGGCGATAGACCCGACAGCTTGAGTAAGCCGAGGATCACCGGCTTGCAGCAGTGGCGATAGCTGCGAATACTTCGATGGGTTAGAGCGGATTTCTTGTTCCGCCGCTTTCAAAAAATCCGCCTTGGTGAGCATCTTTACTCCTTAAATACCCTGTCTGTTATGTCCACGGCCTGCCCCGCGCATTCAATGATGATCTGCTGCTGATCCACGCCATTGCCGACCGCGTAGATATTCACTGGCAGAGATTTTAGCGGGGGAATGTCTTCCTTAAGCTTCGCAATCAAAGCATCCGCCACCGCCCCATCACCTAGGGGTAACTGGAGAAGGTCTGCGGCATGGCAGCCGTAGGAACTCCCCAGATACCCGTAAGCCGGGGTAGTGATCCAATGGCGAATCATTGCCCCGACATCCATTATTTCTTACCTCCGGTCGCAACGTGCGCAATGTTCCGGTCCTTCACGTCCTGCCCGACATCCTTGGTGGCCGGAGAATTCTTGACGTTCACGTTGAGTTGCTCGCGCAGGGTTGGCGCCGCGCTCACACTCGAAGCCATCGGCACGTTCACCTTCGACAGTAATGCTTGCTGCTCAAGCGATGCGCGGGTCAGCGTGCCGGCGCGCACGGAGGCGCTCGACGATGCAAACAGAACGTCGTTCTTGGCGATCTTGTATCCCTGAATTGCGCGAATGATTTGCTCATCGGACAGGTTGGCACTTAAGCCCCCAGTAGCCGTCTCGAACATCTTCATGGCGCGCTCGGGTCCGAATTGCACGGCAGTGGACCACATTGCATCCCCCAGACCTTCGCTGCGCTTGCTCATATCGATGCCCTTTGAGGCAAAGTATTTGCGCATCGGCTCGTAGTATTTGGCCATCACGAAAGCGTGCTGATCCGCCTTGAATCCTGCCGGATCGCGCCCTGCAACCCTCGACCATGCCGCGTCGAATGCAGCCGTCCCCGCCTTCAGGCCCTTGAATTCCGATGCGTACTTGCTTTGCGCTGCGTAAGCATCAGCCACGCCCATCGAGGACGAAAACTGATAAGCCCCGTAGCTTCTCCCCCCGAAGTCTCCCCGGCCAGTGGAAATGGTTCCTGCCTTCCCGTTGCTCTCGAATCGTGCGCTAGTGTCACCTAACATGCTCTTCACCTTGTCCCATACTCGACCGCCTGCCTTGACGATCTCCATATCCTTAACGTAATCGACAGCATCACCGAACGCCGCCGATGCCTTTTCACGAAAGCCCGACGCGGCTTTGGCAGCCGTTTCGATACCTTCTGAAACCTTGTCAACCACCGGACCGAATTTGTCCCCAAACCATCCTTTAACGTCGGTCCAGAGTTTGCCGGCCGCCTCGCTGATGCCGGCAATGGCGGCACTGGCAGTGTCCCGGACCTTGTTCCATGCCGCCGAGACGGTCGGTTCCCATTCTGTCCACTTCTCACCGGCGTACTTGCCGAGAGCGTCGCCAGCGAATGCTCCGATGGCGGCACCAATAGGCCCACCAAGCGCCGCGCCGATGATGCCGCCTCCAACCCCTCCAATCCCGCCGCCAATCGCTCTATGGCGCTCCTGATCGGTCGTGGCTTCACTGTAGTCCCATGCGGCCATGCCGGCGCTAAGAAGCGGGCCGAGAATGGGGATTTTCTTCAGCAGGCCACCGATCCCGCGTCCGCCCTTCGCGGCAGCACGTCCCAAACCGCCCAGAAGCCCGCCCACGGCCCCACCTGCGCCCTTGAGGATGGATGCCCCACTGCCGAAGATCGAAGCGCCAGCGCCCAAGCCAAGGCCGCTAAGAATGCTTCCCTTTGTCCCGCTCTTCCCGAACGGCTTGCGGGAAATGTCGGTCAGCGTGTCTTGCTGCTTCCGTTGCTCGACGCGCTCGCGGTCATCTTTACGCCTTAACCATCGCCAGATTCGCCCGAGGGTCTTGTTTGAAGCGTCCCCGGCGCCGGACATCATGCCCTTCAATGGCGTGGCCACCTCTCCCATGGCCTTGATGGCCGGATCGCTGACGCTATTTGCCGCATTGCTGGCAGCACTTACACCGCTCTTAACCGCATTCGCCACGGCATCCATCGAGACCCGTGATCTTCCAAAGGAAACGGATTCGACGTTGGCGGCGCCGCCTTGCGCGACGAAACGCCCCATTGCCCCGCGTGCGGGAAGGGCAGCACTCGCCGCATTCTCTCTCCGGACCCGGTTTGCCATTTGCGTAGACGATTCGACAACCCGCACTTTCTGCACCGGGGTTGCCACGCGGGCACGTTGCGCTACCTGATTGGCGTGGCGATCTTCACGCGCTGCCTTCTTTACCGTTTCGTGCAGTGCGTCAACCGATTTGGCAGTGGACGCCCCGGCCTCGCCTAGAACGGCTTCGCGGATGGCGGAAATATCCTTCCGCATGCTCGCAATCTGATTGCTGATATCGTCCTTGCTGGCGCTTTCCACGCCAAGGATAAGAAACCCGTCTTTGTCGCTCTTCATTACGGCCTCACGAAGCTATCCATTTGGGAGAACGTCATCGTAACCTCGCTCAATGCGGAATCCCGGCGAGAAAGGCTAGTCTCGATTGATATGGGCCTGAAGTATTCGTAGGTCTCGAATTCGTTACGCTGGCTTTTCTGCGTCACGGCATTGTGAACGACGCGAATCTTGATGGCGAACGATGCCGGAACGTTGATCGTCCCATCGGTTGGCGATGCCTGCTCGACGTGCATCAGGAACCAATTCTTGATCATCCCGCTTGCGTCATCGAGGCAGGTTACACGTAGCTCGATGGGTTCCCGCCCCACCAGACTATCAATGGTCGCGCCGCCGATCCTTTTCCTGTCCCCGGAAATGTTCGCAATCGTGTAATCCACGTCAGTAGCAAGCATGTTGAAGTGTGCTGCCACGCGGTCCGTCGTGATCGGGCTTTCAATTTCCAGCATCCAATAGTTCTTCCGGGCGCGCTCGATGCTCGATGAGATAGCGTGGATCATCTCCGCTTCCTTGAGCGTGATGTTCCCGACAAGCTCGCTCGGGCGGTTGCGCATCACCTCGTTGACCACCGCGCCCATTTGACTACGTGCAGCGACAAGCAACCGTTGAGCCGACCGGCTCAAAACGGCTTCGTTCATCTTGTCGGCAATGCGGCTTTGGATGCGCCCTTGAACGCGGCTTCCTACGCTTAGCTGGATTTGGTTATCAAGGAAACTCACTGTTTACCCCACTGATCTTGTTCCTGATCGTCAACCTTCTTCAGGTCAACGATACGGGCGAATTCCTTTGCCACGTCCTCATCAAGGCCCATCGTCTTTTCAAGGAAAACGGACATCAATTGCTGATCGGCGCCCATATCCTTCATCATCTGCATGGATTGCATCAGCAGGCCGCCATAGTTCGCCTTATCGACCATCGTGCGCTGCTTCTCCGCTTCCAGTGCCGAGATCGAGCCGTAGAAGTTGATGTCCCAGAGTTTGTTTTGGTAGACAACACCGTATTTATGCAGGCAATGGATATCCAGAACATGATTGATCCAGTCTGTCAGGGCCTGCCGGATTGCGCGCGCTTGCTCGGCCGCTTGTGCTGATGTGCGGAAGAAGCCGCCCTCTCCCAGACCGCCGGACATTTGGTCGGCAAAGCCCAGCATCGAAAGGTCCACGCCAAGCGCGCCGGCGAGCATGCGGGCGTGCAGCATAACGTCGTCAATCGTGATCTGGCCGTTACGCCCTGGGGCCCCTCCATTGAGCGGCGCCACCGTCATCATCTGCTTGTCCCCAAAAACGGGCATGATGTACCGCATGCGCTCAAGGATCGGCAGGCCGCTTTTCACGGCTTTCTCTGCGTTCGATTTGCTCGACTGGAACATGTCTTTCAGGCGCTCGATGAACATCTTTTGATGTTCTGCCGTCATGCTGTCCATGTTCGGCATGATGATTTGTTCATCAATCGAATCAATCCATCGCTGGCCGACAATCCCCAGCAGCGCGGCCGCGAGGTTCCAATACGGCTGCTCGGCCGGGTAGAGAAGCGAGCCACCAACAAGTGCGGGCATGACGGGCAGTGCATTGATATCGTCTTCGGAAAGCTTCAGCCTCATGGCCTTGTGCAGCGCCGTGTTTTGAGGGACATACTGCGTCCGAGGCATCTTCAGGCGAGCCATTTGCTCGGCGGTCAGCCTCTCATAAAGCGATTTCCCGACGCTGATCGAGTAACCGATAGTCTTGGAACCTTGTTCGTACGCCTGCACCAAAGGGGGTCGGACCATCTCCGAACAATCCAAATCCACCAATCCATTACCGTCCACGTAGATGCGCGAGTAGGAATCCCCGAAGACCGCGCCAAGGTATGCCATCTGGTAGACCACCTTGTTGATGATCGGCCCGCAATGCTCGCGGATTTCCTGAACGATGTTCTTTTCGCCTTCTTTCAGGTCCGGGCGATCATCGATGAACACAACGTCCCCGGAGGTTTCGTGTCCGCCAAGAGCGCCAGTGACAAGCAATTTGACGGCCGAGGACACAATGGGATCGCCTTCCATCGCTTCCCATTTTTGGTAGATCTGAATCCGATCCCGAGGCGGTCGGTTGGCGTCGCCCAAGAGCGAGGAAATGGGGGCGCTCGACATGCCGTAGTTAAGCGCGGTTGTCTGCGTGATTTCCTCGGCCGGCTTGACGTTATCGGCGCGCCACTCCTTGGATTTCCAGAAATTGAACAATGCCATTTTTGACTAGCCCATAAAAAAAGGGGCGACCGAAGCCGCCCCATATCGATCGATTGGACCGATTTTAACGAGTGATGGTCTGCGTAACCATGATTTGCCGCGCCACGCCATCGTAACGGAGCCAATACATCACGTCCATCACGTCATACGGGCGGATTTCGTTAGGTTTCACGCTGAATTGCGATGCTTTTCCCTTCATCTCCGGCGCGTTACTCGGCACAAGCCATCCCGAAGCTTCCGCATCTTCAAACAGGCGGGTCAGGAAGTTTTCCATCTTCTTGATGGCCACCTGCATCGGAAGTTGCAGGAAGTCTTTACCGGCCCGGGTCACGCTCTCATCGATGGACGTGCTCATATCCACGACAGAGATAAGCTTCTTCAGCGAGGAATCCACTTGAGCCGAGGTCAGACAGTCCCGGAACACGTAGCGGCCGCCGCCGGTGTACGTCTCATACACCACCGGGTTGATCTTGGCTTTTGCCAGTGCGTTCAGTTGCTGCGACGTGAGTTGCTGCATCTGATTGACGCGGGTACGGCCCGAGAGCGGGTATTCACGGCCAGCAATCGGGTAGTTCTTCGGTGCGAAACCTTTGCCGTTCTTGCGGGCATTACGCTCGCACGCGAGGGCGATATTCAGCGCGGAAGTGCCGTAGTAGCCGCTGCCAGACAGGCCGATGGGGTCATCGGTCTTGAGCGGCGCCCAGAAAACATGCACAAGATGGGCCGCCTTGTTGCTGCCGAGGTTCCACTCTTTCGCTTTCGTGATCGCTTGTTCCGGTGTCAGGTCGCCCGGGATATCGATACGCAATTGACGGTTAGTGTCATATGCGAGTTGCGCCATTTGCTTAACAAACTCTGCGGCAGTCTCACCACCGCCGGCGATATAGGCGTAATCGTGCGGCGTGGCCGTCAGATTCGAGCGGAACCGCTGGTAATCCTGCGTGTCATAAACGGTCGGGCCTTCCTCGAATGCCAGCAGAACGTCAGACGTGGCGTACTTCTCACTTCCGAACGTGTCATAGCCGTAGGCAGTTGAAGTCGGCGTGACGGTCGCGCCTTCCTTGATGACCATTTCCCACTCATCCGACAGTTTGGTGATAACGTCCGGAAGGTACTGGGATTCGTTGTAGTCGTCGCGTGCGGTCGGGTCCAGAGAACCTTTAGCCTCGAAAACCACCACGCCATCAGGATCGATTGCGCGGAAATAGACCATGGTCACGGGCGAAATTCCATCGTCGGACGGGTCAGCGTGGAATGCCACACGGATACCGTCGTTATAGCAGCCAAGATGGCGGATGTTGATCATCGCGTCATCGTCGCGGGCATCAGCGACCGCGTAGGTGAACGAGTTTGAAACCGTGATCCATTTGATCTTGGCCTGCGAGGTCGTCATTCGCTGAACCACAACCTCATAGACGCCGTTGTTAAGCGCCTCGACCACGTGAATGAATGCCTCGTTCCGCTTGTTCAGGCGCACGCTCTCGCCCTTGCCAAGCTTCTTGTACACGTCTGCCCGGGTAACTTTGAACGGCTTGTCAATGCGGCCGCGTAGGGCGCGCATGGCAATTCCCATCACCTGATCGTCATTGCCAATCGACGGGATTTCACTGGAATCGATCAGCGGGTTAAGTTGGAGTCCGCTCTCGGCCCCCAGTTGGCGAACGAATGCTACGGTCATTCTGCTTGCTCCTCTTCAGTTTTGCGACGGCCGCGCTTTTTCGGCACAAGAGAGCCGACGCCATCCGGACCTTCCGCGGCCTCTGGTTCCATTTCCTCTGGCCCTTCTTCGACAGGCTCAGGTTCGGGTTCATAAACCTGCCCCGGCACTTCGTCCACGTAATCGACGATATCCTGAACGTAGATGGAAGCCACCTTCTCGAATTGATTCAGGTCGGCAATTTCTTGCAGGTTGCTGGCGATTCGATGCAGCTCACTGTAGGCGCGTGCATGGATGGTTTGAACATTCCACGACGCAACGTCGATAGGCGTGCCGAAAATCGTGATGCGTCGGTAAGTATGGTTGTACACGGCAACCTGCACCGGGTAAGGGCTTGCCTCATATTGTTCGATGAACGGGATAACAGACTTTGCGCCAAGTGCCGTCGCCCCGATATTGAATTCAGACATAAATCTTCCTTGCAAGGATGAAAAAAGGGCCAACCCGAAGGCTGGCCCTTGCATTCTAATGCAGCAGGGTTTTACCCCTGCGGTTCATCAGAAGTTCGTGACTTCGATCATGGCAAAGCCCATGGCCGACGGCTGATGCGGGTTCAGCTCGGTGAAGTTCCGGGCATAGAACGCACTACCTTGGCGCAGGTCCGAGTTAACGGCCAGCGGCAGGACCATCGGGGCGACAGCATCGCCCAGAACGATCGGGTTACGGGCAACGTCGGTGGCGCGGCCCACGCACAGGATTTGCGCCGAAGTATTGGTCTCGGCCAGTTCCCACGGGGTGTAGTAGACCTCATACAGACCAAACAGACGGCCGGCGCGGTAGATGCTCGGGCGATCAGCGATGCCGGACGATTGGAAGATCGTGGCAGGCAGGCCGCGCAGTTGCGCCAGAACGTTCTTGGTCACGTAGATGTGAGTAATACCATGGTTCATGGTATTCAGCGCCATTTGCTGCGACAGAGCGGCCAGCGGGTAGGACAGGTCCGCCCACACGGCAGCGCGGCCGGAGTCTTGCAGCGTCTTGGCTTGGCCCCAGTCGAAAGTCGTGGTGTTGTTCACCGCGATGCGCAGACCCTTGCGGATGACTTCACGATGACGTTCGTTGGCGAATTGAGTCTGAATGGCCAGGATGCTTTCGGCATGCGGGTCCAGATTCAGCTCGTTTGCCATCTGCGTGCGCGTGTCAATCGTGTTGTGAGTCGTCACGCGCCACGGGGAGGCCAGCAGCGGGAAGGTCTCAACCGAACTAATCACGCTCGGGGTCAGGTCGGGTTGGCGCTCGAAGTCGATGGACGATTCGACGGCCACCTTAACGCTAGTCGGCAGAGCAGGAGTCGAGGTCAGCGCGTATTCGCCGGTGTCGGTGTTGATCGTGCCGCCGATGACGTGCTCGGTGCCTCCGATCTTGATCGAACCGCTCACGGAGTTATTGCCGGAGCCGCGAGTGACAGCGGCTTCGGAAGCGCAGCGGATACCGTTCACGTACACGATGGCGCGGCCGCGCAGCAGTTTCAGGTCGCCGGCAGTAGCGTCGCAGGTATTGGCGTCGGTCTGAATCTTGGTCAGCTTGCCGGTAACGGCACCACCAGCAGCAGGGCTGGAAGTGTGGATGCGCTTGGCCGAGATAAAGGAGCCACCGCTATCGGCGCCGTCGAGGCTGCCGTTTTGCTCATACTGGCCGAATTTCACACCGGCTTGGTGCGACATGATGGCGAGTTTTGCCTCATTGGAACCAATGTCGGCAGGCAGATAGTGAGCGTAGGGGATGGCTTCGGTAAAGGCAGACAGGATCGAGACCACGGCCCGGTTAGGTTGCAGCGAGATTTGGTCATGGTGATTCGAGTCTGCACTATCCAGCGCCAGCGATTTCAGGCCGTATTTGCGGAAGGCATCGCGGGTAGTAGAGTAGGCCATTTGAATGGCGTTCTCGGTCACGTCGGCGGGGGCTTTCACGCCATGCTCACGTTCGTACAGAGCGGCGCCATCCAGCAGGGCGCGGACCATCAGGTCAGCATTCTTGCCGGCTTCATCCAGAACGGTCTGGAATTGCTCGGGGGCTTCATCGGTAACGGCCGCACTGTCCAGCTTGGCGCCATCGGCTTGCGCTTCGCGCAGAGCGGTCATGTAGTTATGCACGTCTTGAGTGCTTTGCTTCAGGTATTCCATCGTTTATTTCCTTTTCCGGAAAAGAAATCAAAATGCCCGCATCATGCGGAACATAAGCGGATTCTATATCACAGGTTTTCGAGCAAATCCTCCCTACGATTCAGAACATAGCGTTCCGTGAATGGCGGAACGTTCAGCGTCGTTTCGGTTTTGACGATCTCAAAAGCGAATTTCGGCCCGTCTTCCTCGCCCGTCATCAGAACAAACACGATATCGTGATCCTTCGGCTTGACGTACTCAGGGTGTGCGCTATCGTGAATCGAGACGATGAGATACCGGGCCTCTATGTTCCCGTCTCCCACCGAAACATCCATACTCTTCTGCATCACACTGGGCGCGAAACGGTCCACAACGGGCAGCATTGCGACGATGCCTTTACGGTCATACGAATAGTCTTCCTCATCCGTGGAAGACAGAACGGCCAGGCCACCCATGGTCGGGTTGCCACTATGCAGCGGGTCCGTGCGGTTGGATCGTTTCCTATAGAGAACGGCCGTCATCGAGTTAGGATGCCGGACTACGACACGATGGGCCAGCATTTGGGTTTGTAGCGGAACGTTGTTCAGCATCATTTTTTCCTATACATAGAGAGCATCTTAGCAAGCGCGGATTGAATCTTTGCCGGCAGATTGAACATGGTTGAAAACTCTTTGGCCACTGCATCCGGCTTCATTCGGTCCCACCGCTTTTGTGTCGCGGTTTGTTGAGCAAACGGGACGGTACCCTTTTTGCTGGATTGGATGGCCTTCAGGATTGCGCGCCGCTCGCGGTCTCTCTGGTTGCGCGCTGCACGTTCCTCGGCCGTGACAAGTTTTGTCGGGTTGGTGCGCTGCTTGTTCTCGATATCGTCTCGATCCTTGGCCCTCAGACTTGTTTTCTTGACGTTACGTAGCGCATTCTGGACGTGACGCCCGAGGTAATTGCCGAAGGAACTACCAGAATCAATCTCGATAGCTACGCGGATGGCGTGTTTGCATGCGCAACCTTGCAGCCGTTCGTTAGTGATCTTTGGGTATCCTTTTTGAGCCGGGCCATTGTTGTAGCCGCCGATGGTTGCGAGATACGAGAAGACATACTGCCAGCGGTCGCACGTACAGGATATGCGTAGCTTCTTCTGTCGAAGCCTACGTACGATGCCGAGAACGCTTACCTCTTTGCCGTCTGCAATCTGCTGTTTCGCGGCCTCGATTTCCCGGGCGAAACCGACGATATCGACGGCCACATAGTGCTGATGCGATTGCGAATCGACGCCGGCATTAGTGAT